GCCTCGGCCGCCCGCAGGATGCGGCGGGCGCGGCCGAGGCCGTCCGGGGTAGCGCCGTAGACGCGCCGGGCGTCGGCTCCGGTCCCGTCGGCGAGCGCTTCCCGGAGGCTGCTCGGCTCGGCTCGGCGATTGAGGCGGACGGCCGCGCCGTGCATCGCAGTCTGATGGGCGGCCTGCCCGTCTTCGGTGATGACGATCCCGTGCTCCGCGACATGCGGGAAGCGTTCGCCGACCCGCGCAACGCCGAGGCCGTGGCGCAGTTGCGGCGCGAGCTGGGCGCCGCACCCGCCGGGATCGAGGTCGAGCCCGGCGCCGGCGCCGTCGAGCCGCAGGTGATGTCGCGCGAGGGTGCGTTCGGCGCCCGGACCGAGCGGCGCTCGCTGCCGACCGTGGAGACGCTGATCTCGCGGCGCGCCGCGCTCGCGGCCGACGTCGCCGGCATCGCCATCACCGGCGCCAAGCTCGCCCGGCACATGCCGACCACCGACGACGAGATGGACGAGTTCCGAGCCGCCGGCTTCGACCTGGTCGTGATCTCGCGGCAGGCCGGCTTCCGCCGCGCGGGTGTTGCGCACCCGACCGCGCCGACGCTCCGCCGGAGCCAGGATTTCGAGGTGAATGAGATCGAGGCGATGGCCCGCGATCCCATGCTGGTCGTCCAGGCGCTGCGGTGACCGGCCCCCGGCCAAGCGTCGGGCGGATCGTTCACCTCAACGTCCAGATGGCGCCGGGCGTCGAGGCCCAGCCGCTCGCAGCGATGATCACGTCGGTGGTCCCGCTCGCCTACGCTGGGGCGCCTCAGCGCGTGACGCTGACGCTCTTCCCGGTCGGCGCCGAACCCTACGCCTCCATGTACCCCCATGAGGAAGGCACCGCACCGGGCACCTGGTGCTGGCCGCCCATGGTTCCCCTCGCTCAGACCCCGCGATGACCTACGCCCAGAAATCCGACCTGATCGAGCGCTTCGGCGAGCTGGAACTCGTCCAGCTCACCGATCGCACGCACAAGCCGCAGAGCACGGTCGACGACGTTCCCGTCGACCGTGCTCTCGGTGACGCGTCCGCGCTGATCGACGGGTATCTGGGCAAGGTCTACGCGCTGCCGCTTGCCGGCGTGCCGGCCAACCTGGTGAAGATGTCGGCCGACATCGCCCGGTACTACCTCCACGGCAAGGCCGCCGACAAAGACAGCCCGGTCACCCGCGCCTTCGGCGAGGCGGTCGCTTGGCTGAAGGACGTCGCCGCCGGCCGCGTTCAGCTGGAAGACAGCGGCGTCGCGCCCCCAGTTGCGCCCGGCGCGGCCGGCCGTGTCCAGGCGTCCAGGCCGACCTTCACCCGCGACACGTTGCGGGGCTTTTAGATGTCGGGCGCCAGCATCAAGATCGTGGTCTCGGATGCGGAGATCGCGGCCGGCCTGAAGCGCCTGGTCGATACCGGCCGGGATCTCCGCCCGGCGATGGACGCGATCGGCGGCGCGCTGCTCACGTCGACCCAGCAACGCTTCGAGCGGAAAGCCGGCCCGGACGGCGGGGCCTGGGCGCCGTTTGCGCCCTCGACCCTGAAGCGGATGCCGGATCGGCGGAAGCCGCCCGAGCTGCTCCGCGATCGCGGTCGGCTCTACAGCAGCCTGACCTTCGCCGCCGGCGACGACAGCGTCGAGGTCGGCACCAACGTCGTCTACGCGGCGATCCACCAGTTCGGCGGCGACATCGTCATGCCGGAGCGCCAGGGCAGCGCCACCTTCGTCACCGTGCGCCAGGGCGCCGGCGTGACGAAGGATGGGAAGCGCGTCGGCTCCAGGCTCCGCTTCGCCAAGGCCAGCACCCGCGCCAAGTCGAAGGAGACGAAGGCGTTCACGGTCCCGGCGCACACCATCCGCATCCCGGCGCGGCCGTACCTCGGCATCAGCGACGCGGACAAGGCCGAGATCCTGGCGATCCTCGCCGACGAGCTGGGCGAAGCGGGCGCGGCCGAGGTCACGCCATGATCGTCCCCGAGATCATCGAGCGCTTGCTCGATCAGACCGCCGGGTCGTTCGGCCTGGTCGAGGGCTCGGCCGAGCTGGCCTCGCTCGGCAGCGCCCAACCGATATCGCTGCCGGCCGCCTACGTCTTCATCTCCGAGGAAGCGGCCTCCGAGAACGAGCGCGTCAACGCCGTGCTCCAGCGCATGGAGATGGACGTCTCTGTCGTCGTCATCACCGGCAACGTCTCGGACGCGAACGGCGCCGCCGCCGCCCAGGACATCGAGCCGCTCAAGGCCGCCGTCCGCGCCGCGCTGATCGGTTGGCAGCCGGCGTCGGCCGACGACGTCATCACCAACGTCGGCGGCCGCCTCGTGCGCGCCAGCGGCGGGCTCGTGTGGTGGGAGCTGACCTTCGCCACCGCCGTCTACCTGGAGGGCTGATCATGGGTGTTCGTGAGGGCGGCAGCTACGCCGCCGACAATTCCGGAGCCGAGACGCTCGTCGAGCGCACGGTCCAGGATCTGACGCCCCGCGTCGTCGACACCGGCCCCGCCCCCGAGGTGCCGACCGCGCCGGCGGCGCCGCCGATCGAGCCGGTCGACGACGCCGGTCGCGGCCTCCCCGACACGACGCACCAGGAGTAGACCGTGGCCAGACGGTATTTCAAAAAGCTCGGCGCCCTCGCCAAGACCGAGGCGGCCTACGGCGTGGACGCCGCGCCGACCGGCGCGGCCAACGCGATCCAGCTCTCCGACGTGAGCGTCACGCCGCTCGAAGGCGACAAGGTCTCGCGCGACCTGATGCTGCCCTACTTCGGCGACCAGGGGTTCGTGCTGGCGGCGACCTACGCCAAGGCGGAATTCTCGATCGAGATGGCGGGCGCCGGCGCCGCGGGCACCGCTCCAGCCTATGCCGCGCTGCTCCGCGCCTGCGGCCTCGCCGAGGTCGTCACCGCCGGCGTCAAGGTCGAGTATCACCCGGTCAGCGCCGCCCAGGAGGCGGCCTCGCTCTACTTCAACATGGACGGGGTGAACCACGTGCTGCTGGGCGCGCGCGGCACCCTGACCATGTCGATCGTGCCGAAGCAGATCCCGAAGTTCCGCTTCACCATGACGGGCTTGCTCGGCCCGATCGCCGACACGGCCCTGCCCACGGTCGACCTGTCGAAGTACCAGAAGCCGCTGGTGTGCTCGAAGACGGACACAGTCTTCAGTCTGCATGGCTTGGCCGCCGTCATGGAGAGCCTCAACCTCGACCTCGGCAACACCGTCGTCGCGCGGATGCTGGTCAACTCCGAGAGCATCGAGATCACGGACCGAAAGGTCTCCGGGACCACCGTCATCGAGGCCGTCGCGCTAGCGGTGAAGGATTGGTTCACGATCGCCCGGACCTCCATCGTTGGCGCCCTATCCGTCACCCACGGCATCGCGGCCGGCAACATCGTCGAGGTCGTAGGCCAGGCCGTCCAGATCGGCACGCCGACCTACGGCAACACCGACGGCATCACGAACACCTCGCTGCCGCTGACCCTCTGCCCGGTCACCGGCGACGACGAGATCGTCATCCGCATCCGCTGATCGAGGCGGCGATCGCCGCCTTGAACGCCGCTTGAAGCCCCTCCCAGCCGGAGCGCCGACCCATGTTCACCGTCACCTCGAAGCGACTGTTCTGGTGGCCCGTCACCGTGAAGATCCCGCACTCGGAGAAGGCCGGGGAACAGCAGGACCACACCTTCGAGATGCAGTTCGAGGCGATGCCGCTCGACCGGGCGGCGGCGATCGATGCCGCGCGCAACACGCTGCCGGAGGCCGAGCGCGCCAAGCGGAGTTTCGACTTCCTCAATGAGATCGCCAAGGGCTGGCGCGACGTGGTCGGCCAGGACGGCGAAGCCGTCGCCTTCAGCACGGAGGCCTTCGAGGCCCAGCTCAATTTCGCGTGGTTCAGGGACGGCGTCCTCGAAGCCTACCGCGAAGCCGTCACCGGCCAGGCGGCCCGCCTGGGAAACTGAAGGCGGCGGCCCGCGCGCTCGCCTACGTCTGGACCGGCCGAGCGGACCCCGAGAGGGCGCTCGGGCTCGATGCCGAGACCAGGGCGCAATTCGCGAAGCTCGGCGTCGCCGCCGACGAGATGCCCGGAGGCGATGCCCCGGCCGACACGGCGATCGAGGTCTGGGATGATCACTGGCACGCGTTCACGATCTTCAGGGCTTGCAGGACGCAATGGCGTCTCGTCGCGATCAAGCTCGTGCTGTTCCATCTCGGCCTCGACTATCCCGGCGTCGAGGTCGTGATGCGCCGCCTCCTGCCGCACGATGCCGACCACAACGCCGTCTTCGCCGACATCATGGTGATGGAGGCCGAAGCCCTGCCGATCCTCAACGAGGTCTCGGCATGACGCTGCAGCTCGCCGTCAAGATCACGGGTGACGCCTCGTCCCTGACGAAGGCGGCCGAGGACGCGAAGCGCGCGACCGATGCGCTCGCCACCTCGACCGAAACCGCCGGAACGAAGGCCGGCGCGGGCGCTGCCGGCATCGAGCGCGCGACGGTGGCCGTCGAAGAGCTGGCCACCGCCGAGCGCGAGGCGGCCAGCGCGACGTCGGGCATGGG